AGTAAGCCATTCTCGACCCGCGTCATCAGCGCCCCCGCCCGCGTCAACTTGTCGCCGTGTACCGGCGCGGTGGACATCCGATAGCCTTGCAGTTCCGGCTCGCGTAGCAGGTAGTCGAGTTGCGTCAGGCCAGTCTTTTCAGCTTCCAACACAATCGGCACCTCACGCCCGTCTCGCTTGGCGTTGCGCTTGATGGCTTCCAGCATGTCTGGAGCACGCACCTTATCCCGCCAGAGGTCAAGCACGAACACCGCGCCGGTCTTGTCATCCACCCCGACCAGCGCGCCGACCGTGTAGTCGCTGGTTTGCTTGGTCGTCACGGCGAGGTCGTAATATCGGACAAGCCGCAAGTTGCGCCGCTCCGGCGGCGCGGCCAGCACCTCGACTTTGGCCGCGTCGAACATTGTCGCCCCACGCGGGATAGGGCGCTGCTGGTACAGCGAGGCGAACGCATACTCGCCGACCTCACGTTGGATGAGCGCCAGCGCGTCCTCGTCAAACCGTTTTGGCCAAAGCGCCGTACCCTCGACCCGACCTAAGAGGTCACGTTCCTCGGCCAGCGCGGGGAGCCTCAGCCGATGCCACAGGTGGCCTTGCTGCTTGATGAGCCGCCCCGTCAGGTCGTCTGTGTGCCAGCGGGTGGCGATGATAATCTGCGCGGCGCGGTTGGCGTCATTGAAGCGCGAGCGTAAATCGTTGGTGTAGGATTGCCAGACGCCTTCTCGCATCGACGCGCTCTCCGCCTCGGCGCGGTTTTTATGTGGGTCGTCGATTACGAGCGCGTGGGCGCCCTTGCCCGTGACCGACCCACCCAGCCCCACGGCAATCAGGCCACCGGCGCGGTGTCGGCCTTTGGTGATGCCCCAATTGTCTACGCTCTGGTTATCCTCGGCCAACTTTACCTCAGGGAAGATGGCTTGGTAGTAAGGGTCTCTCAGCATGTTGCGCGCCACGCGACTGTTATCCGTCGCCAATGACGCGCTGTAGCTGGCGAGGATGACGCGCAGTTGCGGGTTGCGACCGAGTAGCCACGCCGGAAGCATCTGGCTGACGGTGGCCGTCTTGCCGTGACGCGGGGGCATCTCGACCATGAGCCGCTGGATACCCTCACCTGTTTCGAGGTATCGGACGACTTCCATCAGCACGCGGTCGAGCAAGTCGAGGTGCAGCGCCCGCTCGTAGGTCGAGAGCATAACCTGCTTGAACAACGTAAAATCGTTGGCCGCGCCGCGCAAGACCTTCATTGTTTCGTTGTGAGCGTCCATCGTCAATCCATATCCTGCAAGGCGCGAGGCAACAGGTCACGCAAGCGCTCATCCGACAGCGGTTCAATCGTGTGCGTGTGTTCGTGTTCGACTCGACCGGCCACACGGTGATTGACCCGTGTCGCCGCGCCGTATTTGAAGCGCTTTTCGAGTAGCCATTTGGCCGCGTCGAGTGAGCCACCTTGCATCGCGGTCTCGACCACCGCCAGCGCGTTCAGCGCGCACTGCCCGACCCGCTGATTGTAGGCCAGCCACAGCCGGTAGTATTCTTCCGTGTCCGCCGAGTAATCCGGCGGTGCGCCGTCCTCGCGGCGCTTGGCCTCTTTCTCGCCTCGCGCCAACCACTTGAGGACGGCCTCGAACGGCACGCCCGCATACTGCGCCGCCAGCGAACGGGTCAGTCCCAACGCCGTGCCGTGTAGGAACCGTTCCATCAGATGCTTCCGCAAATCGGGGCTGTCCCAAATCCGTTGCGCCTCGTCCAGCGGGGCGCGGACGAGGGTGGGCATCAGGCCGCCTTGCGGCGGCTCCGGCGCGGCGGTTTTTCGTTTTTGGCGCGGCATGGCCTATCGCCCGCCGGTTTTGATGTACGAGCGGCTCGACCCGACGAGCGGCACCTTGCGTGCTTTGGCAATCTCGTATAGCGCGGGCGCGCCAAACAGCGTGGCGAGGAATGAGACAAGCGCAGGCGCGCCGACGGCCACGAATTCCAGCAGCGAGTTGAACTGCACCTCGACCCCAAACGTGCTGGCCGCGAGGCTGCCGATGTACAGCACACCCGCCACTGCCGTGGTCAGCGTCCCCGCGCTGTAGCGGTCGAGTTGAGGCACGCGCTTGAGCAACGCCACCAGCGTCAGCGTGACCGGCGCACCACCGAACGCGGCCAAGACCAGCCCCGACACGGCGTTATTGACGATAGCCCACGCGGCCTGAAGGTCGAAGGTCGGATATTCCCACCCTGCCGCCTCGCCTGCGACGGGCGCGGCGCTCGGCTGGGCGACGACGGGCAGGGCGATGCACAGCAACGCCACGATGAGGATGATACGCTTAGTCATGGTTGGTCTCCTTGTTCGGCTGGGTCGGGGCTTTGGCTTCTTTTAATTGGCGCTCAACGTCCTGAAGCTTGCGCGATTGCTCTCGCGCCAGCGCGCTCATTTCGCGTAGGTTGCGAGAGATGTCGTCCATCTCGCGCATCATGTCCTCGCGCAGCTTTTCGATTTGCTCTTTGAGCATCTTTAATCCTTCCACGCTCTCGGCTAGGCTTTGCACGCTGGTCGAGAGTGCGGCCAGCGTGGTATTGATGGTGCGGCTGAGCGTTTCGCTTTGCTCGGCCATGCTTTCGATAATGCTTTCCAGCCTCGCGTCTCTCGCGAGGTTATGGCGCAGCGTCTCGCGCAGCGCCTCGACCGCCGAGGCCAGCACGCCGCTCTCGGACTGCTTGGTGGCGCGCTGCTGTTTCGCGCTGGCCGTCAGCGACCACGCGAACATCACCGCCACAACGACCAGCGCCACCAACATCAGCGAGACGAGTTGCGCCTCGCTGAACGACGCAGCGCGTTCGATAGAATTGACGACATCACCCATACTTCCACCCCGCGCTCTATGACGATAGAGGAATATTGTATTTGACGCTGAGCGCGTCGAAAGTGTCCGCCCGCTCGGTCGAGCTAAGCGCCTTGCTGTAGATTGCCACCTCGCACACGATAAAGCAGGCTTGTGTCGGTGCGCCGAACAAACCACGCCCGAGTTGGAAACCGCTCACCGTGCCCGTGTTGAGCGCGACGGCGTTTTCCATGACGAGTGCGCCGTTGTAATAAAGTCGGTCGGTCGTCCCGTCGTACTGCGCGATGAGGATGGCCGGTTGCAGCTCTGCCGGTGGCGTCGCCGCGTCCATATCCGCGCCGTAGTAGTCCATCCCGAACGCCCCTCGCGTGCCCGCTCCGCCATTGTTCGTCCGCGTGCGAATGCTGATGCCATATGCTTGGTTGGTCGCTTGCGTGCCCCAGTGGCACATCGGGCGTGTGTTCGGAATGTCCGGCGTGCTGGCACCCCACGCCACGACCATGACGAGTGTTCGCGCACTCGCGCCGGTGACCGGCGCGCCGGTCGAGGACAATGAATCGTCTACGCCGTCAAAGTACAGGCCGTCCCAGCCGTTCAGCACCGCCTTGCAGCGTGTCGGCTGAGCGAACGATGTGCTTTGCGAGAGTGTCGCCCCTGACCCCGACTGGTCAGCCCACGATGAGACACGGTGCAGCGTGGCCGTCACCCCCGCCGAACCCTTGTACCAGCGGACAAGGTTGCTGATGTCCGCCGCGTTCCACTCGGTGGCCGTGCCTCGACCCCGCGGGTGGTAGCGCGCCACGCCTCCGCCGACATCCTCCAACGTCCCCGCCGGAAATCGCACCGTCGAGGCGGGGTCAACCGTCACGAGGTCGGCATCATCGGCGACAATCGCCGCGCCGACGCTACCGGCGGGGACGAACGTCGGTGCGCCGGACACGATTTGGAGTACATCCCCGTTGCTCGCGCCGGTCGTGTCAATCGAGACGGTCACGGTGTTCGTCGCCGAGACCACCGTGGCAATCCCTGCGCCACCCGCGATGGTCATGGTCTCGCCGGTCTCGACCGTCTCCGGTGTGCCGGTGTCTGCCGCGAGGTCAAAATCCGTCCCGCCGCCCTCGCCACCACCGCCATGCACCGTTTTCCAGTCCGCCGCGCCATCGGCCACCGAGGTGGCCATGTAGATGTGGCCGGTCGATGTGTTTATCCAGATGGAACCGACGCCGTAGCCGAGGGTCACGTCGTCGTCGTGTGTCGGGTTGGTCGTTGCCGTGAAATTGTGCTTCAGGACGCTGAACGCCGCGCCGGTCGAGACTTGCATGACCGCCCCGCCGCCTGTGGCGCTCATGTTCGCGCCCGTGCCGCCGTGGGTCACCGACACCGGCACATCGAGGTTAAGTGTCACGGTGTCGGTAGCCGAGGCCGCGCTGGACAGTCCGACCCCACCCGCGATGGTCAAGGTGTTGCCCGCGCCGACGGTCTGCGGCGTGCCGGTGTCGGCAGCGGCAGTGAACGTGTACGGCGCGATGAACTCTAGCCCATCCGCCGCGCCGTTGACGGCCACAACTTTGCCCGCCGCCCCACCATACGAGGCTGGCGCGTCCGTCAGCAGGATGAACTCATCCACGCCGGTTGGCGTCGGCGGCTCGACCGCCTCGGTCGGGTAGGGCACGCGGATAATGCGCTTGTTCGTGTACGAGTAGCCCCGTGCCAGCGTCTTCCATGCCGTTGGCCACTCGGTCATCCCCGCGTCGAGGCGCACGGCCAAAAGCGGGATATGCCCGCCTGCCCGCGCCGCGTTCGCAGCGGCTGGCCACTCCGACAGCGGCGCTGTGCCAGTCGGATGCTCGTACACGCTCAGCGTCTCGGCGTCCACGTCCACCCTGACCACCGCCCAGCGTTTGTCGCTTGACGGCACACTGTCGGCGAGGTCAAGCGTGGCGCTGGCGATGTAATGGAACGTGCCGTCACGCTCGGTGTAGTGGATATTGTAGAGCGTCAGCTCTAAGCCCGACGCGGCGAGATTGTACGCACCGTCGTTGATGGCTTCCAACGCCAGCGGGTAATAGAGCGATTGCCCCTGCCGTTCGAGGTCATACGGCAAGTCACCCCGCGCCGACAGGCTGTCGTCAGCCACCCCGACCACGCGCCACTCTTGCGTGTTGGCAACGCGCTCGACCGCCACCCGCGCCCCGACCACCGGCTCGAACACCCCGCGGTACGCCGTGACCAGCCCAACGCCTTCGCCGTCGAGGACGACATCGACATGCCGTCCTCGCGTCGAGACAATCGTGCCGCTCCGGCGGCGTTGCGCCGTCGCCCCCTCGACGATGCGAGAGAGCGCGGCGCGCAGTGCCTCGTCGGTCATCGTGCCCCCAAGTCGGTGATGGTGATGTCGAATTGCCCCACCGGCGTGCCGGTGACAGCACGCCCGCCGTTGTTGGCAAAATACCCGATTTGCGCCTGCGCGAGGCTGGCAGGCGCGGTGGCCGTCAGGCTGTAGATGCCGTCGGCGCGGTAGGCCGGTGCCGTGTAGGTGAACGCCGCGCCGATGTCATCGACACGATTGAAGCCGCCGATTTGCATCAGCGCTTGCGTGCGAACGCCCGTCGCTTTGACCGTGATGTAGAACGCATCGACAATCCGCACGTCGTCCTCGTAGCGCCCGCTCACGCGGATTTGCAGGTTGGAGCCGTCGGTGCGGCTCGTCCAGATTTGCGTGGTGTTGCCCTCGACCGCTAGCCCCGCCTCGGTGAGTAGGCTCGCAGGCAGCGTAAAGGTATCCGTGTCGCCAAGCGCGCAGTAGTAAGCGCGGTAGAAGTCCAGCGGTTTGGTCGTCCCAACCGCGTACCATGCGTCAAGCTGCGCGTCCGGCACGGCCTTGAGTGCCTCGGTAAAGCGTGTCCAAGCCGTGCCCGTCAGCGCGCCCGCCGCGTATTGCGACAGCCCCGACCGCGCTCCGCCCGTGCAGTACATGTCCTCGGTGGCCGCCTCCCGTGCCGTGACGTTCAGCGTCGGGAACGTGTCGCTCACGGTGGCGATGTACAGCGCCCATGCGTCGCTGGCCGCCTCGGTTGCGCCGGTCAAGGTCGATTGCACGTAAGCTGAGAAGCGGTCTTGCGCGTCCGCCTCGCCTTCCACGTCCAGCCAAAAGGCCGCCGCGTTCGTCCAGAATTGCGACAGCCGGACGGCCACCTCGTAGTAGCCACCGTTCGACTTGGCGTTGGCCGTGGTGTCCGTGCCCCCGCCGCCGGTCTCGCCCGTGCCACCTTCCAGCAAATCGACATCCTCGGCGGCGGTGCGGGTCGAAAGGACGGCGCGCAGCGTCAGCTTGGCGAGAGTTTCTTCCAATTGCGGTTGCGTCAGGCTCATTTGTCCCTCAAAAGCTTGTGTAATCGCGCCCGTGGTCGGGACGATGGACGTATCGAAGCCCGCCCACGCCTGCACCGTCTCGTCCGCCTCGGTCTGGCGGGTCGTGAGCGCAGGCGCAGCGGCGACGGCTTCTTTTTTCAGCGTGTAGTCGGCGCGCTTGACGCCACGCTCATACGAATACGTGACGCGCTCGACTGTCCAGCGGTTGTTTGCCTCGGTCAGGTTGTACCGCGCCGCCAGCGCCTCCGGCAACTCGACCGCCACAAACCGGCGCTCGGCAGGCTCGACGATGTGCGCGCCGTTGGCCAAAGACAGTTGCAAGTCCCCGACCGGCGGGGCGTGCGTCGCCGCCCAGTCGTTCGCCGCCCACACGTTCAACTCGTCTTGCGTCGTGACCAGCCAATTGGAGCGCGTCACGTCGCCCGTGCCCGACGCGGGGGCGTTGGATGGTGCAAGACACGACACCACCGCGGTCGTCGAGGTGCTGGCGAGGATGGCGATAGCTTTCATCCAGTAGGCCGATGGCCGCTCGACCCCCGTCAGCGTGTAGCGGCTCATCCGGCTGTCACCGAGTGTCGTTACTACGCCGGTTGGGCGCTGGGTCGGCAGGCTGTACGTGGCGGCTTGGTCGGCGTCGGGCAGGACGTGCGGATTGCCTCGCACCCGCACGCGCCCTCGGCTGTCCGCCGTCAATTCGTGCCCGACGGCCTCGCAGAGCGCGGCCACGTCCGCCCACACCGACGCCCCCGCCGTCGTCCAAGCGGCAAACGGGTAAGTTGCACCCTGCCCGCTCCAACGGAAGTCGGCCAACGCCAGTGCATTCGTGTGCCACTGGAGCGCGTAGTGCATCAGGCGGTCGATGTTGGCATCGGGCATCGCGTACCAGCCGCCGAGGCCGTCGGCGATGTTGACCGACTGCGGAAAGAGTGGCATTTGGCGCAGGAAGTCGGCCAGCGAGGACACGGACAACTGTAGCGCCGTCCGGCGCGCTCGTGCCGATTGCAGTGTTGCCCGCTCAGTCGTCAGCCACCCGCTGAAGCGCTCGGCGTAGCCGATGAGCGGCGTTCCGTAGTTTTCAATCTCGGCCACCAGCACCTTAGCGCCGGTCGGCACGTCCTCCGGCAGATGCGCCGCATCGACCGTCAAGCTGAGCGCCGCCCCGTCAGGCGTCAGGGTCAGGGTGTCGAGGCGCGCAGGCGTGCAGTCCTCGACCCGCGCCACCACAATCAGGCGGTGTGTCGTGCTGGACACGCCGTTGCTGTCCGTCACGGTCAGCGACACCCAGCGCGCCCCGCGAGGCACGGACACCGTGACGTTGGCGCTTGTCGCCGACCCACTCACGACCGTGCAATCGCCGAGAGACCATGCGTAGCTGGCGAGGCTTGCGCCTGCCCGCACCGCGTAGCTAGGGAAGTCAGCATCCAGCGCCGTCAGGCTGAGGGTCACCGCGCTGGCGTCTGTGATGATGAACCTGTCGGCTCCGGCGCAGGCCACCGGCGGCTGGGCGGCGTTGTCGCTCGGATAGAGCGTCTCGTCCTTGTATTGCTCTAAGCCGTCAGGAGAGATAAATGGTGCTTTGAGGTACGGGTGGTAATCCGCGTACACGCGCACCGTGCCGCCTCGCGTGGTGTCCAGCCGCCCATCGGTGCGCCCTGCGCCCGACCGCCCGACCAGTATCGTGCTACCTGACACGCTGCGCACGCGCTGCCGCCCGCCGTCGGCGTTGCCATCCACGTCGATTTGGACAGTCATCTCGGCCTTGACCGCGCTCAGCGCGCCGAGGGTCGGCGTGCCAACCGTCAGGCCGACGGTGGCGCGCTCCCGCGTGACCGCCGCGCTGAGCGGCGCTTCAAAAACGAGGGTCGGGACATGCAGGTAGACGAGGGCGTTGATGTGGGTGGGCGCGTCAAACGCCGCCTCTTGCGTTGGGCTTAGCACCATCAAACCACCTCAACCATCCCCGTAAAGCTCAGCCGCACGCGCTCCCACCACGCGCCCGCGTCCGCATCGGCGCTGACGGTCACGACGCCGTGCCACAGGCGAGGCACGCCGAACCAGTCCGGCCAGCGCAGCGTGACCCGGGCGCTGGGAGTGATGTGCGAAAGGCCAAGCTGTTGTAGCACGGCCACGTACTCGTCTTTGTCCAGTGCGCCCGCCTCCAATTGCAGCGACGCGCCGCCCACCACACGGTCGAGACCGTCACTCGTAGCGACGGTCTCAAACCGCAACGGTATCTCGGTGCGAAACTCGACGACCAACGGCGCGAGGCCAGTCGTCACGTGCCCTTTTGCGATGTCCATCAGAACCCCTGCGCTACTCGTATCATCGTCCGACGGACTTGCTCGGCCACCTCTTCAGGGTCGGTTGCGCCGTTGACATTGATGGTGGCGGCAACGTTCCGGCTGCCCGCGTTGGGCAGAATGCCGAGGGTCGAGGTGCTGGCTGCCGTCGCGAATGACGGCTGAGCGGGTACGCCCGCGCTGGCAATCAAGCCCGCCAGCACGTTGCGACCACTCTCGACCAGCGTTTGCAGCGCGGTCAGGCTGTCGCTGGCGAATTGGTCGAGTGCCGCACGACGCACCTGCCGTTCCGCATCGCCTGCCGCTCGCAGGTCTTGCAACGCCAGCGCTTGCGCGCTGATGGCCGCCTGACGTTGTGCGTCGTAGGCCGCCTGCGCCTCGACCAGCGAGGCCGAGTAGTTGGCCTGTGCGGCGGCGCGTTCCTCGGCGGCGGCGGCAAAGATGGCTGCACGGCGTTCCTCCTGCGCAGCGGCAAAGTCGCTCAATTCCTGCGCCAGCGCGGCGCGTTCAGTGTCGCGGCGCTCGCTGGCCGATTGCTCGGCGTCGCTCAGCGCCTCATCGGCGCTGGCACGCTCCGCGTTGCGCCGCTCGATGGCGGCGGCCACACCGGCGGCGTTGAGTTCTGAGGCGGCCAACTCGCTGTCTTTGTCGAATTGATCGTCTATCGCTTGCAGGCGGCGGCGGTGCGCCTCGCGTGCGGTCTCGACCGCCTGATTGAAGTCAGTCTCGACGCTGAGCGCCTTGCGCTCGGCCTCGACCCGCTGGTCTGCGCGCTCATCGTCCAGCGCTTGCAGCGCGTCGTCTCGCTTGGCCTCGGCGGCCTTGAGTGCATCGGCGCGCTTGGCCTCGGCTTCGCCAAGTGCCTCGCGGTAGGTGTCGGCGGCGTCAGCCAGCGCCTCGCGGGTGGCGGCCTTGAGCGCGTCGGCGTACTGCGGCAACTCGTCACCGATTTGCACGATGCGCTGGCGATACTCGCTGAGCTTTTGCGCGGCGGCTTCACTGGTCGGGGCGAATTTTTCAAGCTCACCGGCCACCGTTTCCAGCGCCGATTGTTCATCCCGCAACGATGCCACCCGCTCAGCGAGGCTGTCCAACGATTGGCCTTCCAGCGCCGTCAGGCGTTGCAACAGTGCCACGCGCTCATCTGCCTGAGCGGCGGCCTCGTCACCTTGACGGACGAGGACGTTGGTAATCGTCTCGCGCAGGCCGTCGCGGAAGTCTTGCACCCACGACCGGCTGACCTCAGCCACCGCCTCGGTGGCCGCCTCGACCGGCAACAGGAAGTCTCGCGCTGCCCGTTGAAAACCGGCGAACAAGCTATCGACCTGCGCCCGTGCGTTGGAGCGCGCATCGCGGAACGTCTGTTGTGCCGCGTCCCGCTCAGCGTTGGCCTCGTCCCGCAGGCGAAACCCCTCGTCAAAGACTGGACGGCTGAGCGTCTCGCCCTGCCCCACGATGTCGCCGATGGATTTGACCACGACCGCGAGGCCGAGGATGAGGTCGGCGAACGCCGACTTCAATCCGGCACTGATGATGGTCATAAAGGCGTTGAAATTCTGAAAGAGCGTGATGACATCGGCCAGCGCGTAGCCGACTTGCTTGATAATCTCGGACAAGCTGTACACGGCCAAGAAAATAAGTTGGCGCGCCGTGAGCCAAATGCTCTCGAAACTGGCGTTGGCCATGCTCTCGTTGCCGGTGGCACGTCCGATGGCTTGCGTCAAGCCGAGGCCTATGTTCGCCCCGACCGCGACCGCACCGACCGCTACCCCGCCGCGTAAGGCGACACTCCCCAACGCGCCCGCGCCTTGCGCGATGAGCGGCGACGACTTGGCCACCGCTGCCGCGGTCGAGAGCGCAGCGGCCTTGACCGCGCCATACGCCGTGATGACTTTTTCGAGGCCGACCACCAACAGCGCGAACGCGCCGCCGGTGGTCACGAACCCAACCGCGGCAGACGTGACCCACTCCGGCGTTTCTTGGAGTAGACGATTGAACGCCTCAAGGCCACCGCGCACGCTTTCCAGCAGCGGGAGGAACGTCCGCTCTAAAATCTGCGCCACCGTGCCGCGGATGCTATTGGCCAGCGCGCCGAGGCTGCGCGATTGCGCGTCTGCGGCGCGCTGCGTTGCACCTTGCCGCGTGAGGATGATGTCCAGCGCCTCGGCAAAGTCACCCGTCTCAGCAATCAGCGCTCGCAGTTGAGCGCGGGGGAGGTTGAAGCGCTCGGCCAACGACACCAAGTCCGTGCCACCGCTGGACAACGCCTCACGAATGGCAAAGACCGCGCCGGTCACACCCTCGGTCGGGTTGATGGTCGAGAGCCTCAGCGCGAGGCTTACGTATTCCTCGATGCTACCGCCCGCATCGCGCACGGCGGGGATGAGGCCGAGAAAGTCCCGCTGTGCCTGACGCACCGGCACGCCAACCCGCTGAGCGGCGGCACCGATGCGCGCCATTTGCTCGGCGGCCAGTTCTTGGCTCCCCGTCAGTTCCTCGTATCTGAGCTTGAGCAATTCCACGCTGTCGGCTTGCGTCAAGCCGACGAACGCCGTCGCCCCCGCCGCCGCGCCGAACGCGAGTAGCGCACCTTGCGCCTCGCGGATGCTGTCGCCTACGCCGCCGAACGCCTGCCCGAACGACGTGACCGGCGCGATGTTCGTCGCCTTGACCACGCTGGCGCGCAGGGCGTCGAGTTCCCGCTGCACCGCGCCGGTGTCGTAGGCTTTGGTAATGGCTGCACCGCTGGCGCGGGCGGCGGCGGTGATGGCTGCCGTGTCGCGCTGAAAGCCGGACACGTCGATTTTGATGCGACCGACGACCGAGGTCGTGGCGGGCGCGCCTGCCGGTAGCGTCATGGCTTTTTCCTCGGTCTAAAGGTCGGTCGGATGAGTTCCCGTTTCGGTGCGTCGGCGCGCTTGGGCGGGGGCGGTGGTTTCGGCGTACTGGGCTTCAGGCGTCGAGTGGCCAGCACGGCGGCAAGCGACGTGTAGCGCCGCTTGCCCTTATCGTCGTAATCCTCAAGTTTGGCTTCGATGTACTGGCCGAGACCGGCCACGGCGTGGTCTATCTCGAACGCCAGCCAATCCTGTTCAGGGTCGATGCCAAGCAGCGCGCTAGGGCGCGTCGCCAGCGTCTTGGCTGTCCGGTACAGCTCGAACACCTGCGCCGTCTCGTGCTTGAAGAAATCGCTCCCACTTGCTGATGGGCATATGCACCAACTCCAAGACGAACATCAGGTCTTCAGACGACAAGTCGCTCAGTTCGATTTCGTCCTCACCTGCGGGCTGACCTGCATCGACCATTGCAGGCGAGACGAACGCGGCGCGGGCGACAATCGAGGCGTACTCTTGTGCCTCAATCGTCAGGATGCTCAGGCGTTCAAGAGTTTGCGGGGTCTCGGCGGCGAGTTCCAGTGCCTTCAATTCGGGGAAGCCCGCCAGCGCGCTGGCGTACAGCGTGCGCGGCAAGCGCCCCGCCTGCACCAACGCCACGAGGTTGGGAGCGCGCAGGACGACCTCGACCCCACTCGGCAGGCGGACGGCCTGACCCTTTCGGGTCAGGGCTTTGAGTTGTGCGGCTGCGTTCATCGGGTTTCCTTAGGCGGCGTACAGCGGCGGCAGGTTGGGGGTGTTCAGGTCTTCGACCTCATATACGCCGAGCATAAAGGTCTCCGGCTCAATGCCCCGCGTGGTCTGGGTCACGGTCAAGGTGCCGTCGAACCCACCCACGCCCGTGGCCACCAACTTGGGCAGGCGCTTCTCGGCGAGGTTGCCGCCAAACGTGATGGTGAACGTTGGGCTGGAACCAGTCACCGTCACGTCGCCGCTCTCGATGGCTTGCAGCGCCACCAACGCGGATTGGATGGCGGCGGCGTTGGCGTTGTAGGCGATGTTGGCCGTGGTCTGATTGCCGAGGGTCAGGGTGTAGTTGCCCGTGGTCGGGGAGCCGATGCCGAGGGTCTGCACCTCGTTTGCGCCGCCCTCTTCCCAATAGTCGTCGGCGACGGCGGTCAAGGTCATGGTCAGCGTGCCGAACGCGGCGGTTTCGCCACCCGTCACGTTCATAATCTGGATGCTGTCGTCCGAGTATTGGCATTTCGGCGCGAAGATGTGGACGGCGTTGTCATCGCCGTTTTCGAGGTCGAACGCGGCGACGAGGCCGATGTAGCCGACGGTGCCCGACTTGACGCGCAACTTGCGGATTTGGTTGGGGGTCGAGCCGGTGGTCACGAGGTCGATACCGAGGATTTTGGCGACGCTGGTTAGGTCTCCCGCGAACGTGACCGAGATGGTCGCACCCGTCACGACGCGATACTGCGCCAAGCGCTTGGAGCCGTCGCCAAACCGCGTCGCGCCGGTCGAGGTCACGTTGACCGTGACGTTGGTCGAGCCGTAGAGGTCGGTGACGGTGCCGTAAGCGCCGTCACCGAGCCATTTGCCGATTTTGACGACGCGGACGGTCACCGCTTCGCCGTTGAGTACCGAATTGACATCACCCATGTGGGGATTATCCTCTCTGGATAAATTTGGCTAGGTAGTCGTCGCGGCGCATGGCCGCATCATCGAAATCGACCGAGGCTTGGCTGGGCAGACTGGTTAAGAGCCGGACGTGCCCGACACCCGCGACGGATTGCAGTTGCAGACGCTTGTACGCATGGCCGGACGCGGTGTCGAGTGCCGCCCACGCCCCGCCCGCCGCATAGAACCACAGTTCCAGCGTGGCGAACATCCCCGTTTCGGCGGTCGGCACGTCGGCGCGGTTGTAATCCGGCGTGGTCGAACGGTGACGCACCACAAGGCACGGCTTCAAGGTCGGCAGTGCGTTGACGAGTTGCCACGCCGCCGCGCAGGCAGGATTGCCGTAGGCGAGGCCGCGCTGACCGAGTTCGGCCACCGTGTAAATGCCGCCGTTCAGGGCGGTGGTCAGCGGCGCGTAGGAGCGCAGGTGGATTGCGAGTTGGAGTTCGAGATTGGTCATCGCATCATCACATGCTCCAATACAAGCGGGTCAGGTTCGGCGTGGGCGACGCGCTCGGCGTAGTCGGCGCGGCGCACAAGCAGGTTGTTTCGGAATGGCCGGTAATCCACGCGGTGTTGAGGCCGACCCCACCGGTGCGTGACGGTCGTCACGTCAGGGTGTTGGTCTACAAGCGATTGCGCCATTTTCAGGCGACCGTTATCGGCGTACAACTCATCAGTGTTTCCGCCTCGCATCCGCATCGTCTTGACCTTATCAGCCAAGAACGCATTGAAGAGCGCCGTGCATCCGCCGCTTTTCAGCACGCGCAGCGACAAGTCGGTGTCCTCGTTGTAGCGTCCTCGCCACCGAAATGGCAGATGGTTGTCGATAAGGATGCATGAGTAGACGCGAGTGTTGAAGCGCAGAGGTGGGCAGGCGATGGTATCTCTGGCAAACGTCACATAGTTCATTCCAGCGAGATAAACGTTCTCGTATCTGTCTGTCCAGTCCTCGATGCAGCGGAACGGGTAAGGTGACAGCACAGGCTCTCGACTGGTCAAGTGTCGCCTGCAAAAATGCTGGATGTTGTCATCCAGTATCCAATGCCTATCGGCGCCGCTGTCGAGCGTGTGCTGCCAAATCCAGTTGCGCGCTGGTATCGAACCTTGTCCTAGATTGCTGAATGGCAACACCAGCAGCTTTTCGGCGCCGAGTGCAGCGGCATAGGCGTCAAATTCTTGAGGTTCGACGACGACACGATGCCCGACACCCATCCGCGTCAGCGCCTTACTCGTCAGGTTCCAGCGCCAGCGGCCTTTGGAGACGATGTACACCGGATAGCGCGGTTGCTTCAATCCAGAGCCAGCGACTTTTTCTAGGTATTCGCTGATGTGCCGCATTTCCATCCTCTGTCGTCAAATCCTGCCACGCCGCCTCCGAGGCTTCAGTGATGGTGTCGAGTGCGCTGTCTAGGCGCTCGACATTCCAGTAGTCCGGCATACCTTGCCACTCGGCGCGCCAATCGTTCATCCGCCCATCACCCGCCTTACCTCAGCAAACACACGCGGCGACCACGTGTCCAGCGCAGGCTGGATAATGGCATAGCGCCCTTGTCGCCTAAGCTCCAATTGCTTGCCGTAATCCATGCCGTGGATGAGGACGATCGAAATCGTCTCATTGGCCAGTCGCTCGATGTCGGCGCGAAGCGCTTGCCTCGCGTTGCCCGTGCGGTCAGTCCACGGTGCGGTGGCTTTCATCCACGCTTCAATCTGAGGCGCGTACTTTTGCAGCACGACCTCGACCACGGCGCGCTCGATAGCGTCGTAGTACGTCTTGGTCAGTGTCTTTGCCCAGTCGTCGAAGGTACGGTCAAATTCAATCATGACTGCACCCGCTGGCACAGCGCTTGCGTCTCGCCCGCGTGGTGCGTGACGCTAAGGACGGTATAAATCGACCCCTCAAGGCCAAATCGGTCTCCGACCTGCACATCGAAATCGTCTAGCGTCGGGTGGCCGCGCACCCCAACCACCGTCACTGTGCCGACGGTCGGGCTGGCGTTGGTCGTGTCCAGCG